GCGGAGTGCGGCTCGCTGACCCGGTTTATGACGCGGCTTCTAACCTGCCCAAAGAAGATGTTGCCTGCGTCAAGATTGATTCGTTGCAACTGCCCCGCGTGGATTTTATCAAGATTGATGTGGAGACGATGGAGGCGAAAGTTTTGGCGGGGTCGGTGGAGACGGTTAGGCGTTGCCGCCCCGTCATCATGGCCGAGGCTTTGCTGGGTGAGTTGTCTAGCGTTGAGTCGTTGAACGTGGCTGGCATGATTGCGTTTTTCAAGGAACACAATTATGTTTTCCGCGTGTTGCGGACGGATTTGTTTTCGCCGGACAACATCCGGTATTGCCCTGATAACGTGTTTCCCGGAGACGACCAAAACATCCTAGCCATCCCAGCGGAGAAACCCAAGCCGGAAGGTTTTGACGACCTGCCCAAACTCATTCCGTGAAGAAGCTTTATTATCTAGGCAAGCCTGCTGACGGCTTCGGCTGGGGGGTGGCGAATACCAACCTCGTGCGCGAGCTTTCCAAACTGTGCAATGTAGTAGTTGACGATTCCAATCGCGACCGCTATGACGCGCCCGTGTTCACGCCGATTGCCGACCATGCGCTAAACCCGATTCGCAAGGTGAAAGCCCCGCGCCAAATCGGCTACTGCTTCACGGAATGGCCGTTGACGGAGCAGGCGCGGATTAACGCCCGGCGTTATGATGTAATCTTCGCCGGTTCAACGTGGAACACGAAGCAGTTAACGGACGCGGGCATTAAGCGCGTGGAAACACTGATTCAGGGCGTGGACTTTGAGCGGTTCACGCCGCAGCCGCCGACGGAGCGCAAGGGCTTCGTGGTTTTCAGCGGTGGCAAATACGAGTACCGAAAAGGGCAGGACTACGTTCTCGCGGCGATGCGTCACTTCATGGCTAACCGTGCCGACGTGGTGTTAATCGCGGCGTGGCACAATCCGTGGCCGCAAACAATGGCGAGCATGGCGTCATCGTGGCTGATTAAACACGGCGAAGATTACGCTGGCCTGCCGATGGACAGGGTGATTCAGTTGCCCGCCATCGCCAACGAAAAGATGCCGCAGATTTACGGCATGGCGCACGTTGGTTTGTTCCCGAATCGATGCGAGGCCGGGACAAACATGGTCATGTGCGAATTCATGGCGAGCCAACGTCCGGTGATAGCGTCATACGCGCACGGTCACAAAGATGTTTTAGACTCGTCGCAGTATCTGCTCAAAACCGGCAGCTATGACAACGCCGGATGGTTCAACCCAGAACTGTCTGACATAATCACCCACCTAGAACACGCCTACAATCACCGCGAAGGGCTATTAGAGCGCGGCAAAGAGGCTAGACGGCTCGTTGAGCGGTTCAACTGGCGCGACGCCGCTTTGCGGGTGTACGCTGCGGCGTTTCCGGGATAGGGTCGCGCTGTTCAAACACCGGCTCACGGTTCACAATCACTTCTTCATATTCAAACTTCGCCGCATCTTCGCTGACCAGCATCGCTGCAACGCCCGGTTGAACGTCCACGATGTCGCCCTTTTTAACGCCGGGATGTCCGCTTACAATCACGTTTCGTTTGAGTTGTATTTTCATAAGTAAAAACCCGCCGCCCCATTGCTAGGGCGGCGGGCTGAATCGTTCACTCGGCTTAGATGATGCCGCCGAGAACGGCGAAGCTGGCCGCATGGCGAACTCCGATGTCCACCCACCGGCGAGCGTACAAGCGGACAACGCCGTTCGCGCCTGCTGTATATGGGTCTACAACGAGGTCGGTGCCACCGCCTGAGAAGTTTGCGACCAAAAGTTCCTGCCAATTTCCGAAAAATACTGGCGTGGTGATGGTGGACGCAGTCCCCGTCGTCAACAGGTTGGAAACCTGATTGCTGACTTCGGCGCGGTAGCCGTTGATAGTCCCGTTTTCAAACACGGGCGTGTTCGTGGAGGTGAACCGTTGCGTAGTGCGGAGCGTTCCGCGCACCGACGGACGGAGCAGATACGCCAGCGAGCCGTTGTCGGCGTTCGCAGCAGCGACGGTGGATTCCAGCGAAACCATAGCCGGATAAGCCGTGCTGTTGTTGATGGCCAGACCGTTCGTGGCGAGCAACACTGATCCGATGCCCGAAGTGCTGATGATGCCGGTCGGCTGACCCGAACCAGTGCCGTGCAACGCCGCGAGGTCAATCGCGATGCCGAGGATGTTGGTGATGTCGTCACGGAGCAGCGCGTCAATCGACGGGTTGTTTTCCATGAGCAGCATCTTGGCGTACTGCACGTTCGCAGAGATGGCCTGCGGCGTGAGCGTCAACTGTTGGAGTTGAATCCCGGACAGCGTGGACGCAACCGTTTCACCAACCCAGTTGGCAGTCGCAGCGGCGGACTGGCGCGGGATAGTCACCTGACGCGGCAGATTCAACACCCGTGCGCCAAGGTTCAACACCTGCGATTTGTTACGCAACACTTCAATGAACTCCGCCGCGAGGTTGTCGGTCTGCACCAACATACCGCCCAGCGTGCCCGTGCCAGCGACGGCGTTACGAGCCATGATTTCGTCAGGAATCCAAAAGCCGTTCGCGGAGCGTCCGGTCTGCTTCGCCCATTCCTGATTCATTTCCGCCTCGAAACCTTCCAAGCGACCATTCATCTGACCGGCGATGGCGCGGCTGATGGAATAGCGGGAGGCTTCTTTCGGCTTGATGTCCAACTTGGGCGCAGCTTGAACAGGTTCGGCGTTCGGGATGGCGTTCAGCGCAGTCGTGCGGAACGAATCCACGGACACGCCCTGCTTCACAGCGTCGGCGGCGAGGTCTTTGATGTTGCTAACGCGGCCTTCCAAGCGGGAGGCGATGGCGTTAATTTCGTTGATGCGAGACAGTTGCTCGCGGTTGGCTTGTTCGCGGATGGCTTCCACATTGGGAGCGGGCGCGGTGTTTTGGTCTGACATAGTCTGATTCCTTTCGGTTTCCAGTCCCGTAACCGGGACTTCAAAGTTTTCGGTTGCGCTCCGCCCGATTCCTACCGATGGGTCGGCAGGGACGGAGACAATGCTAATTTCCATGGGCGTCCAAGAAGTAGCTCGCAGCGTTTCCACGCCTTTTTCTACTTTGTCCGTAACCATTTTGTTGATTCGGTATCCAACCGAAACCAACTTTCTGATTCCGTCTTTGACGTCCTGAAAAATCTCTTGGGCGCGGGCGGAGTTGCCGAAGCGAACGGTTGCCCGCCCTTTCTTATCGTTGCCGATGCTTGCCATCTCTACCACGCCAACTTGGTCGCGGGTGTCATGGTCAACGAGCAATGCGCCGCCGCCGTTCAATCGGGACAAATCCACGCTGGCAGGATTGTGGTCAAGAATCTCCACGCCCCAGCCGCGTTCAACCGGAAGCTCGCTCGAAAAGGCTAGGTCAACGGTGCGCTTCTCAGCGTCCATCGCCGCGCAATCAATCGGCGAGGAACGGAATTGCGTTGTGATTTTGAGAGTTTTATCCATTTGTTTTAGGTGCGGGAGTCAATTCTTCTTTCGGTGGCGTCTCCGTGTCCATCGGTTGTTGCGGATTCAGGCCGATTGGAAATTCCAACTCGTACTTGTCCGCCAATTCTTCATCCTCGTACTGTTCAAGGAACACTTCCTCAATGTCGCCTCCCATTTCGGAAATTGTTTCGCGGCGCGACTTCAATCCCTTTTCAATCAGGAACACGGCGGCGTCGGCGTCGGCCTTCGGGTCAACCCACGGCCAGCGGCGCGGCTTCCAGTCCGGCGCGTTGAACTTGTCTAGCTTCGTGAGCGGGAGAGCAGACCCGTTACCCATGCGAAGCGAGCCTGCAATCAAAGACATTTCCAGCCAAGCGGTGAACACGGGAATGTGCAACGATTCAATCAGCCACCCCTGAACATTCTTCCATTCCTCTACTTCTTCAAGGCGGCTTGCCCTCATGCTGCTGAAATTGGCGTCTGACCAGTCGTTGGCCAAAGAGGAATATCCTATGGACAACCCTCCCGCGATACCGCGCAACGAATCTTTAACGAATCCGGCGGCGTTCGGGTTCGGATTTGACGGATTGATGACGTTGAGTTTCTCGCCGGGATTCAGGCGCATACTCATGCCGGGCGTCATCTCCTGCAGCTGCTCGCCGTTCGCGCCGATGTCGCCGGAGAATGAATCCGGGGCGGTGGTTTCAACAACGTAGCCAGCGCAGGCAGAAACCCGGGCTGCGACTAGGTGACTTTCCCGATATTTGCCGAGATGCTCCAACGCCTGCATGACGCTGGTGAACCACGGCACGCCCGCGCTTTGGCCGGGGCGTTCACTCCAAAAGATGTGCAAGATGTCAGACGCCGGGACACGCTCGCGCTGCCGCCCGTTGTTCACGTTGTCGCCGGGGTGATTCTTGAACAGGTGCATTGCAACCGGCTTGCGCCATGCATCAAACTCGATGCCGAAACGAATCTCACCACCGTTGGTCAATCGTAGGTTGAGCGTATGGTCTAGGTGGTCAATCTCAAGCGGTTGAACGGAGAACGAAAACGGATTGTCCCAGCCGCGAATCAGGCGCAGCAGAATCCCGCCGTCACACGCGGCGCGGCGCAGCACCATGCCTTCAACTTCGCGCCAACACATTTGCCCGCTGGGTGTGCAGTAAGCCCGCTGTGACCATTTATCCCACGCCTTTTTGACAACATCGTTCGCCAGCTTGTCCAGAGTGCCCGACGGGTCGGCAATCTTCATTTGCAATCCAACGCCACAATGCCCGAGTACGTTGTTGTCTAGCAGCGAGAGATAGCGTTGAACATATTCGTTGTTGCGTTCAAGCTCCCGCGCCCGCCCGCGCAACGCCACCAAGCCCGCCAACACTTCCGCGTCCGCGCTCGTCTGCGGCATGAGCCAGTCGGAATTGAGCCGGTTCATGTTCGCGGCGGTGTAGCCGCGCTGCAATTGCTTGGCGGGCGCGTCGCCAAGATTCACGCGGAGTTTGCCGATGGAAAAATTAAAGTTCATGGCGAGGTAAACTGCGCGTACACATTCCGGCGGCTAGGCTTGCCCAATTGCGAGCGGAGCATCGCATCTTCCCGCGCCACCAACCCGGCGTAATAGTTTCGCAGGTTCAGCAAGTCGGCAATCGGGGTGCGCTCAAGCGTCGTTCCGTTGACGATGGAACGCAGCACGGACGAAGATGCCCGCCCTTCAATCACCGCGCAGATGTTTTCAAATGTGCGAAGGTTCTGGCTGCGCGTGTCCTCGCCTTGAACGGCGGTGGCGAGGTTTTGCGTGACGGTGATTTTGCCCGCATACACTTGCACCCGGCTGCCGGTCTTTTGCGCGTACCCGGACACGGTATAAATGCCGGGCAAAAGTCCCGTGCTGGCGGATGTGGAGAGCGTTGCGAGATGACTCCCGCCGCTAGTGGTCGTCGTGATGTCCAGTGTGGAAAGATTCAGGCCGCGAAAGCAGTAGAGGATAGACCAACCATCCGCCGGGAGATAATCCGCCAGCGTTTTAGTCCATGACAGAGAATCGCCTGCGGAAAAAGATTCCGGTTCAGCGGTCAATACGGGTTGCGCCATTCTTTTTTACGGTTGAGTCAACTACCATCCGCCAATCCAATTGCTTTGCCGCCGTGGAACAAACGCCGGGCGCGGTGGTTGCGGCTTCGGTTGCTCCGGTATGACCGGCGATTCTTCCACCGGCTTTAGGATGTACTCCTTGACTTCTTTGCGCGACTCCAAGTTCTTTTTCAACTGCGCCCAATTCACATTTAAGATGTGCAATGCGGCGTGATTGTAAACGCGGATGTCTAACGCCTCATTGCGGCGGTTCGTGCGGATGTTCTCCCACGCCTGCGTCATCACGCCCTTGACGTATTTAGTTGTCACCCGCTCCGCCGTTAGCTGGGCAAAGAACTCGTCGTCGTAGTCTTTTGGGAAGTGGCAGTACCGTGCGCCCGGAGTGATATTCTTTAGCCGCGAATAGATGGCGGTCTTGAACTCTGCCGTGTCAATGAGCAGGGCGGATGAGCGGGAGTTGCGGCGCGGGGCTTCCACGGGCTGCCGCAGGCGATTCTTAGAGCCTTTGATGGCGTGGACGTTGCCGGGCTTTTGGGTGCGGACGAATTGATACGCGGCGGCGGTGGCATAGCCGGAGTCCACGCAGCCACAGCTTGCTTTCATCTTGCCGTAAAGCGGGTGGATAAACTCCATTGCTGCGAAGTCTGCTAGCTGCCGCCAAACATCGCGGGATGTGTTCGGGTCGCCCAAGAAGTAGCCGCGCTTGATGCCCCACGATTCTTCGCCATCTCCCCAGCCTATCATTTCTGCTTCTATGCGGTCGCCCTGAACGTCCGCCGCCCATGTCAACACCATAACGCCTTTTGGAAGTTCGCCCGCGTAGTCCTCGCGCCGCGAGCTAATGTCTCCCGCGTCTATCTTGTCCCCCGCTGATTCCCATGTCTCCGCAAGGAACGTGTTCACCCATGCTTTGAGAGTTTCTTCGCCGCCGTGTTTGGCTTCTAGGAACTGCGCCGCCATCTGGTGCAGCCGGTTCTTGTAACCGCGCTTGCATTTGAACGGCGAATAGATCCCGTTGAGATGATACCCGCGCTTTCCGGAGAAGTCAGCCGTCGCCCGCCATTCTCCGCCTTGAATCATCCGCACCCGGTCTTTGTCGTCTAGCGGCATAGCGCATTTATCGCAGCGCAGGTGAGCCTCATCCGGCCTGCCTTCCGGCCATACGACATTCGACCACTTCAACGTCTGATACTCGCCGCATTTTGGGCACGGGCAAAACCAATAGCGCTGGTCGGTCTGATTGAACTCCGCTTCGATGCGCGATAATCCCTTGAGTGTCGGCGTACTCGTCAACACAATCACGCTGTTGTAAAATGATTCTGTACGCCGGATTGCCAACGCGCACGGGTCGCCCTCGCTGCCCGCGCTCATCGGGAATCTGTCCACCTCGTCAAGCAGCACCACGCGGCGCGGCCTACCCGCCAAGCCCGCCGGAGCGTTTGCACCAACGATGGCGATATTCCCGCCGACGAATGATTTGTGCAGGATGGTGTTGCCAGAGTCGCGGCTGCGGTTGTCTTTAACCTTGCCATGAAAGCAGGCGCAGTCTCGCAGCATCGGCACAAGCCGCTCTTTGCTCCATGACTCCGCAAATTCAATCGTCGGCTGCACTACGAGGATGGGCGCAGGGTCGGCGTCTATGAAGTAGCCGACGATATTGTTGATGCACTCAGTCTTGCCGGTCTGACTGGCGAACATGGCGCATATCGTTTGCACCGATTCGTCATGCACCGCGTCCATGACTTCCGCCTGATACGGCGCAGATGCCGTGCGGTATTTGTTCGCCTGCGCTGATGACTCCTTGGAAAGATACCGGAACTGATTCGCCCATTGCGAGCAGCTCAAATCAGGCGGCGGCGTCATCACCCGCCATGTCGCTTTCAATGCTTTCGTTACTTCGCTCATTCTTCACGCTGATTGACTCTCCAAGCCGTCTCAAATTATTTATCAAATCGGCTTTTTCTTCCTTCGTTTGACCGCTCGCCAGTATCGCTGAACGTATCGCCACCAGAACCGCCGACAGGTGCGCCGTCACATCGTCTTTGGGCAATAGCTCCCGCCGCGCCGTCGCGTTCTTAATCGCTTGCGTGTCCGCCTGTTCGCGAATCAGCCGCAGCTTCTCGCCCTCGATGTCGCCGAACACTGCCGAGCATATATCCACCGTTGAGTACTTGCCATCCGTGCCCGGCAACACGCCAGCCGAGGCGATGCGTTTAGATAAAGTGCCACGGTTTATGCCAAATTCCCGGCTGGCCGCCTCTGTTGTCCATCGGATTGTTCTTGTTTTTCCCATTTGTCTGACTTAGACCAATTATCGATTGCCCAAAGCGGCTGAAGGTTTGTGTAATTAAAGGCCTCTTTTTGTTGGGCTATAATTGTTAGGTCGAATTTTGAAAGCGGTTTTATGTGGTCTATGTGCCACTTTCCATAGTTGTTCCAAGACATTCCAAGTGCAAATTTTTGTTCTATGTGTTTTTTAAAACAATCAACAGTGCATCCCCAAAGGCTGATAGACGATTCCATTTTAGCCATCATTCCTTTTCTGCACAGTTCTTGTATTCTGTTTCGGTGGCGATGGGCTATTCTCCATTGAATAGACTCTTTCCTTTTTAATCTCCGAACTCTCCATTTTTCCAAGTTTCGTTTATACGACTCTCTATTCCAAATCCTAGCCCTTTCCATTCCAGACTCATTAGATCTCGCGACTTTGTTATTGTGCGCG